CTGCCGGGCAATTTATTATTCCACAGTAGCTCAGTTGGTAGAGCAATCGGCTGTTAACCGATCGGTCGCAGGTTCGAGTCCTGCCTGTGGAGCCATTTTTTTATTTGAAAGGCTTTGCTGCCGCTTTAGCTCAGTTGGTAGAGCACTTCCATGGTAAGGAAGGGGTCGTCGGTTCAAATCCGACAAGTGGCTTAATATAAAACGTTGGTGCTGTAGGTGTTTCGCTAATATGCGAAGCTTTTTTTATTTGCCTAAAAATAGCAAAACACCTTATTCGACACCTTATTTACTAGATTTATAGAAATTATCAAAAGTTTTTGCTGCTTCTGAGTAACCATCTTCAGTGATATGTGCATACGTATTTAATGTAACTTTAATATCTGAATGTCCTAAAATGTTTTGAATGACTTTTATATTAATACCTTGTTCGAGAAGGAAGCTTGCAGCAGAATGACGCAAATCATGAAATGATATTTTAGTAAGATCGTTATTTTCTTCTTTCTCTAAAAATCGATTAAACATTCTAGTGACAGAAGCGGGGGTAAAAGGGGTGCCGTCGTCATGACTAAAAATTAATATAACAGTTTTACCATCTAAATCTTTTGTACCTTTCCACAACAAACCTAACTTATCTTTGTTTTTTTGCTTTTCTTTTGCAAGTTCTTTAATTTCTTCCATCAGTCCAGCAGGAGCGGGGACAATTCTTTTTCGCTTGTTTTTAGTTTCATCTAGCTTTATACCTTCACTAGCACTCTTTATAACTGCTCTATAAACGTTAATTGTATTTTTATTGTAATTCATATCTTTAGTTGTTAAACCGATGACTTCGCCACGTCTAAGACCACAATAAAGCGCTAATTTAATCATTAGCTGTTGATATTTTTGTAATATCTTAATGCGATCTATTAACACTTCTATTTCTCGTCTATTATAAATATTTTTTTCTGGTACTTTATAGGTAGGTTTTTTCACTGATAAAGATACGTCTGTTTCAGTAATTCCCCACAAGGTAGCATATTTAAATAAGCTTCTAATAACTCGATGATGTCCCTCTAAAGCGCTTGGACCAACTCCTTTTTTTTGAACTTCATGAAAGTAGTCGAGCAACTGCATAGTTGTAATTTTACTTATTTTCTTCCTCTCAAAATAAGGTATAATCCAGTTTTCGAGAAAGAGGTTATACTTATCAATAGTATTACCTTTTAGCTCTCTTTTTGCGTAATTTATGCGCCATTTCTCCACAAAGTCAATAAATCTCATATCTTTTATTTCCGTGTAATCGCTTGAATAAACATAAGCTTCAAAATTAGAAAGTTCTAGTTTTAACGCTTTTACTGTTTTAACTGTGACGTTTTTTGTTTTGCGTATTTGTTTGCCTCGCGCGTCATAGCCTTTCGAAACTCGCAACTCGTATTTATTATTTCCTAAAGACACATAACTAGCCATATTATTCTCCTTTCGCACATACGTTCTTTTTTCGATAAAAAGAAAAGCCCGGAGGCTCTCTTTATTTAAATTCAATATTGATAGTCATCGATTTAGTAATTTCGTCATACGTTTCACTGTTATAGACTGGTGATGTTTTTATAGTTACTTTATTTATTTTATCCACGTTGTCTTTTTTTAATATACAAATAACATATTCATCTTCAACTATGACATCTGGTTGTACAGTGAAGACGCCATTTATACCAATGTTGTCAGTCATAACATCAATTTGTTGTTTTTGGTCTGTGATGATATAATCAATTCCATTAAAATTTAGCGCATTTTTTCCAGTGTTTTCTAAATCATATTTAACTTGTATTGTGTAGTAAGGATCTGTGACAGGGACTTTTCCACCGCTAAATTCCTCTTTTTCTGCGTCACTGACATTCTCTCGTTTAAAGATTTTTACATCCTTAATTAACATATTTAAGTCGCCTAAGTCTACTTTTATTTTTGGAGTTGCAATCTTTTCAAGAGTCACTTTAGTATCGTAATCTTTATCTTTAGTCCATTCTCCCACTTTCAATAAAAGACCATCTTCTACATATTCATCTGATGTATTATTATCTTTTTTATTTTTCACTTCGGCACTGCCATCAGAATGATTTTCTTTTCTTGTATTATCTGTTCCGCCACATCCTGTTAAAAAAATACTAAAAGCTAACATAAATCCCGCTAATAAAGCTATCCCTTTTTTCATATTCATTCTCCCTTTATATTTTATTTTCCTGTGAGCTTCATATTAGTTTTATCAAAAGCACTACTTCCAGCCATCTTTGTCTCGTCTTCATATCTTAGCTCAACCATGGGCCTATGATTGCTATCTCCCCCAAAAAGAGTACCAAGAGCGCGTTGTTGTATTTCATTCCCTAAATAATCAGCATTTTTTTGTTTGATTGTTTCATCTTGATATTTTAAGTCTTGAGTTACATATGCAATTAACATATCATATTCATTTTCGAATGGAACAACTTTTATAAGTATTCCATTTGATTCAGAAATTAATCGATTAATGGATTCATTAAAAGACTCTATACCTTCTTGGGTGACTGTATATGCCGCAGAAGCGTCTGCTTGATCCGTTTCTTCTGTTTCTTCTACTTCATCTGTTTCGGCATCTTCTTTAGTATCTTTTTTTTGGTTATCTATTGTTACATTTTCCTCTGGGTTCTCCACAATATAATTATAAAGTTGAACTGTTCTTATTAAAGAAAAAGTAAGAAGCAAGACTGTTGTCGCTATAATGATTAACGTATATTTTCGACGATTTTCATTTTTAATAACTTTTATTATAGCAAATGTCAAAGTCGCTAGAGTAGCGAAAAATAAAAGAACCCATATACCATTAAACAAACTTAATATAATTAATAATAAAAGAATCCAAAACCACCATTTTTTTAGTAGGTAACTATACTTGCTCATCCCGCTTTCTCCCTTTTATATGTACCAACCCGCGGCCGCGAACTGGTTACATAGTTATATTTTATTCAAAAGCCTTGCGATGTCTTCCAATTTTTCGCTTCGACTTAATCTACTATCAATAACTATGAAAATTTCTTTTTTTAAAGTGAATGAACAAGAAGTAAATTCGTGTTCTAGTATCACTATATCATGTTTTACGTTCAGTTCATCTAAAGTTTTCATGTATTTATACCCCGTTGTAATTTATTGCAACGTTGCACTTACATTATACATAATTTTTATAAGAAATATCACGTTTTCACAGAAAGTTAATAATCAATAGCGATAACGAGTAAATAAATTACAAGTCAAGTAGTTCAAGAATAAATATATTATTAAACTAGTTGTTTTTTTGTTGCTCGTAAAATTCAATGAATGACTTAACAGCTTTTACCGCTTCCGCGTCATTCATTACTCGAGCCGCAACAGCTTTAAAATCTTCGTTTTCTTCAACAAATTTATCTACTGCATCATCTTCTTTTGAAGCTATTTCAGTAATATTTATTTCCTCTTCATTTACATGTTCTTTTCTTTTTTCTTCTATATAAGCGAGTATCTCTTTTATATCTTCTTCTGATGCGTTTGAATCGATGTGAGCCGCGATTGTTTCAGCGAGATTATTATCGTCTCTTCCTAATAAATAATCAGTAGATACATTAAAAAATTCAGCTATTTTCAGTAATGTTTGATAGTCAGGCTCTCTTGTTCCTTGTTCATAATTAGCTACTTGACCTCTAGAAAATCCAAGTTCGTCGGCTAATTTGTATTGTGAAAAACCTTTTTTCTTTCGCAACTCAGATAATCTTTTACTAAACATTTCTAACACCTACGCTTTCTATATGTATATTATAAGAAACAATTAGTTTCCAGTCCATTAATTTTTCAATGTAGAAACAAAAAGTTTCTGAAAAACTTGACAGAAACATATTGTTTCTGATATAGTGTATTTATAGAGAAACAAAACGTTTCTTTTGGGGGTGAAAAAATGAGAAACAGGCTTATTGAGCTAAGGAAATCAAAAACAAGACGGGAGGTATCGAAAGATTTAAATATAACACCTCAAATGTTAGGGGCAATTGAGAGAGGAGACCGGACTCCCTCGTTAAAACTAGCTAACAAAATCGCAAACTATTATGATGTGCCAATTGAAGATATTTTTTTTGATAATAAAGACACGTTATGTGTCTGAATTGAACGGAAAACAAAACAGGAGGCTAGAAAATGAGTAATGAAGAGTTAACTTTGTCAATCAAAACTCGTCAAAGAGAAGATGGGTCTGCATATAATGCCATTCAACTTGGCGACTGGAAAGTAGGACAATTTGTAACAGGTGTTCATTTAGAAATACTGGGCGGTGAACGACCAAAGTTAATTATTGAATGCTATCCAGAAAGAATAGATGTGAATGGTTTAGAAGTAGAGGCTTTTTTAAAACAAATAAAGGAGGAAGAAAAATGATTATTATCGAAGAATTCAAAGAATATGCTATCAACAACAAAAACGAAAATGTTTTTAACAAACAGATATTATACAAATTCCCCAATAATTATGGCGCGAGCGTTGTTTCAGGTCCTTTTACATACGGGCTAGAATTAGCGGTTATATTTTTCTCAAATGAAAATTGGGATATTGATTACGATACGCCGGTAACTAATGACGTTTTAGGACATTTAAACAAAGAAAGTTTAAAGCAAGCTTTAGAAGACATATATAATTTACCGATTAAATAGGAGGTATGTAAAATGTCAAATTTACAAGTAATTGCAAATGAAATGTTGCCAGTTTTAGAAAATGAAAAAGGCGAGAAATTCGTAAATGCACGCGAACTACATCAAAGCTTGCAAGTTGGTAAAAAATTTACTACTTGGATTACCGATAAGTTTAGTAATTACGGATTTTCAAAGGATGAAGACTATTTCCCAATTTTGGGAGAAAGTACATTTGGCAGACCTAGAACAGAATACTTATTAACTTTAGATACTGCTAAAGAATTAGCAATGGTGCAAAACAACGAAATGGGTCGGTCGATTAGAAAATACTTCATTGAAGTAGAAAAACAAGCGAGGAAATTAGCAACTGAATATCCAACGTTTTCATACATGATAGAAGATCCAGTCGCTAGAGCTAAAAAATGGATAGAGGAACAACAAGAAAAGCAAGAGGTGTTAAAAAAACTTGAGGAACAAAAGCCGAAAGTAGTTTTTGCGGAAGCTGTACAAACGAGCGAGAACACAATTTTAGTGAAAGATTTAGCTACCATTCTAAAACAAAAAGGATTAGACATAGGGCAAAACAGACTTTTCGAATGGCTGAGAGGAAGCGGTTATTTGCTAAGTAAAGGTGCTTATTACAACAAACCGTCGCAAAAGGCGATGAACTTAGGATTGTTTGAACAAAAAACACATATTCATACAGATAGAAACGGCTTAATGAAAACCACTTATACTCCACAAGTAACAGGAAAAGGACAAGTATATCTATTAAACAAGTTATTGGAAGAACACAATCAAGTCGTAATTTAAGCGCCGCTACCACACGGCGCTTATACAGACAACTTAGTCACAGGGGAGCGACTAACAATAGTATATAACGAAAAGTTGTTAATTAGTCGCTAAAAAATAAACAAAAAGGATTGAGATATTATGTTTCAAAAATCAACATCAGCAACAACCGCGATGCAAGTTTTAGCAGAAACTCGCACGCAAAAAGAGCTAGCGATAGATAGTTATGTAACGCCAGCGCTAATAAGCAATCAACTGAAAGGCAAGCGGACAGTATCACTTGAACAAGCAGAACATTTAATTGATAGCTACAACGAACCAGAAAGCACTTACTTGTTTGCACATGAATTCAGCAACGGAATGATACCACCGCTTTTTGACGGTTTAGACAACCATCACGCTTCCTTAACTAACAGATTTGAACTAGAAGTTGAAGAAGCCGTAAATGCGTTAAAAAACGGCATAGAGACAATGACATTCAATTTGAGAAAAGGCGATATGTTACAGCGTGAAGCAGCGAAACAAGCAATTTCAGAAATAACAGATGTAATCGCAACAGCTTTAACTCTAAATACAAGTATAGCAAGAACATTCAACATAGATTTACAACAAGTTTTAAGTAAACGTGATCAATATTATAAAAAGTTAGGAGTGGTTAAAAATGACGTTTAATGCAATAACAGCGCCGGAGTTATTAGAAAAAATGAAGCAACAAGGTATTGAAATTAGTCGTTCTAAGCTCTACAAAATGGTTAAACAAGATGAAATTCCATACACGAAAATTGGTTCTAATCTATTTTTTGTAGAAGACCAAATAGAGGCATGGGTAAGAAATGGCGGGACAGCTAGTCAGGCGGTAAGAGCTTGAAAGTGTTGTTCAGCATCTTAGTAATAATAGCAGCGGCGTTAGCGTTAATAAACTTATGTAATTTGATTTTAATTCTGATTTTAGTATAGGAGGGCTACAACAATGACAGAAAGAGTTTTTAGAAAGACAACAAACTTCGGAGATAGCGAAATTCATACAAATAGTAAAACAAAAATGATAGCTAATCCAGCTTTCCGGCAAAAAATCCCGCTTATTGAAACAGGTTGCGAGAAAATGGCGGACTATATCGAAGAGTTGAAGTTAAAAGGCTATGAGGAGGTCACGCGCTGATGGATGTATTTATGGTAATGATTTTCGTGTCGTTTATGTCTGTAATCGCAGGCTACTGGCTGAGAGGAAGTGATAAAAAACATGGTTGAGAATCCGATGGTTGTTGATGATCTTTGGGACGATGATTTTAGACATTAAAAAAGACCCGCGTAGCAGCGCAGGTCCGGGATTTGAGATATTACCTTAACAGAATTATACCTCGAATCTATTAAAAAATCAATGGAGGTAACATATATGAAAATCGTATTTAAACAACTTACTTTAGAAAATTTCAAGAATCATAAAAATTTAGTAGTGGACTATGAACAAGTAACACAAATTAGTGGCAAAAACGGTTTCGGTAAAACAAGTGTCGGCGAAGCAGTAACATGGCTACTTTATGGCACGGACTTGTTAGGTACAAAGATTGAACCACAGCCGCTTGGAACGGAAGAGGAAGTGCATGTTTCGCTATTAATAAACGCAGATGGAAAAGATTTGTTACTAACTAAAAAGCAAAAGAAAACGGCTAAATATGCAATTAATGAAGTTCCTCGAAAAGCAACTGAATTCGCTGATATGATTGACTCTTTATTTGAAAAAAATCTATTTTATTCACTATATAGTCCCGGTTATTTCTTTTCACAACATTGGCAAACACAGCGAGAGCAATTACTTTCTTATGTGACTGAACCAGGTGAAAAAGAAGTTTTAGAAGAAATGAACGAGATTGATAGAACACTTCTTTCTACAGAGCTCAATAAGCATCTTTTAGACGATTTAGAAGCAGTGAATAGAGAAACATTCAAAAACTCTGATAAACAGTATGAGCGTGCTTCTGAACGAGTATTGACACTTAAAGAACAACTGTCAAATGCTAGCGAAGTAAACATGGATATCCAAGAGATTACAGAGCAAAAGGACGCTTTAATCGCAGAAAGAACAGCAATTGAATCGGAAGAGGATAAAAATGTGCAATTACGAATTGATTATGCAGATGCAGAACAAAAAATAAATGCGCTAAAAGAAAGGATTCTTAGAAAAAGAGAAGAAGCATTAAATGTGCGAGAACAAAAAATAGAAGAAAACTGTGAATATTGTGGACAAACTTTACAAAGTGATTCTATCGAATATGCAATTCAACATCAAAAAGAACATTATAACAGACTTGTAACAGCAGGAAAAATAATGGTTGAAGAATTAGAAGCATCAAAAGCGCGTTTAGCTAAACTAGAAAATCCGGAGAAAAACTTTGATCGTATTAAATATAAAGAAATTGACGAAAAAATACTAGAGTTAAGTGGTTACATTCAATCAGTCAGTCAAACTGAAAACTTACACAAAAAAATTGCTGAGTCAGAACTTGAACAACAGCGCATTAGAAAACAACGCAATAAATCACAATCAATTGTTGAAGCTATAAAACGATTTAAAGCTAAAAGAAGTGATTTGATGGTTGAAAAAGTGAATGGATTGTTCGAAAACATCACGATTAAGTTATATGAAGTGCTAAAAAATGGTACAGAAAAGCCAACATTCGAAGTGGAGTGGCAACGAAAGCCCTATAGCAAATTATCTACTGCTGAAAAAATTATTGCAGGCATTGAGTTTGCGAACGCTTTAAGCCTAAAAGCTGAAACAATGGTTCCTCTTTTTGCAGATAATGCAGAATCTGTTATCGAATTACCAAAACCAACAGGGCAATTAATTACAGCAACTGTTAAGAAAACAAAATTCACAGTAAAAGGAGTTTCTGAAAATGAATAATGAATTAATTGACACGCAAAATAATTACGAGGTAGCTAATTTTGATGAAGAAAAACTAAGAACAATGCAACAAACTATTGCTAAAAACTCAACACCACAAGAGTTTGAACTATTTGTTCAAGTATGTAAAAACAGCGGTTTAAATCCGTTTTTGAATCATGTCTATTTCATCAAATATGGTAATCAAATGAATATACAAATTTCAGTAGAAGGCGTGGAATATCTTGCAAGACGTTCAGAAGGATACAGAGGCATTGATGTTCAATTAGTGCATGAGAAAGACGAAATTAGATTCGGAAGAAATGAACAAGGCGTAATGACTGTAACAAAACATGAATTTGGCTTTCCACGCGGCAAAGTTACAGGCGGTTATGCAATTGCACGTAAAGAGAATTTTCCGGATTTTGTAGTCGTGATGGATGTAGAGGAAGTCGAGCACATGAAAAATGGAAATAATAAAGCTACTTGGTGCAAATATTTTAATGATATGTTCAAAAAACATTTAATTAAACGTGCTGCTAAAACACAATTTGGAATTGAAATCGGAGAAGACGAAATGCTTCCAAGCAACGGAATTGAAAACGAGCAAGAATACAATCCAGGTCAACGTAAGGATATTACGCCAGCACAAAAAACAATAGAAACAGACGAAGAAAACACAGTGACAGAAGAAGACGCGAAAGCGACACAATGGGAAATAATCAAAGAAAAACTAGAAACTTACAACTTAAAAAGAACTTATTTAAGCGATCTAATTGATTCCAAATTTAATGTTAAACCAGACGAGCTAAGCGCACAGAATTTAGTTGCTCTTACGAAGATAATTGACTTGGAACAAAAAGATTTAAGTAAAGGCGTTCAACCGCAAGAAGCAGATTTATTTGATTTAGAGTTACAGGAATAGAAGTGTAAAAACAAGTTAATTAGTAGGAGGCAATTTTATGTCACATGGGTGGGTTAAATTGCATAGAGATTTGAAAGAAAAACCAATATGGAGAAGCTCTACACCCGAGCAAAAAACCATCCTTGTGACTTTGTTAATGATGGCAAATCACAAGGAAAACGAGTGGGAGTGGATGGGGAAACCTTTCAAAGCAAAACCAGGTGAATTCGTCACAAGTATTAAGTCAATTACAGCGGAGTGTGGCAAAGGTATCTCTTCGCAAAATGTCAGGACAGCGCTAAAAAGATTTGAAAATTACGGATTTCTAACAAAGGAATCAACAAAGGTAAACACTCTTATAAACATAGTAAACTGGGGCGTTTATCAAGAGTCAGAAAATAAACCTAACACACTTGCTAACAATCAGCTAACAAACGACTCACAAACAGCTAACAAACAGCTAACAACTAACAAGAATGTAAGAACTAAAGAATGTAAGAATAACAACAACAGCGATTTAAATTTCAAAGATTTTTGGGAACAAAATGGATTCGGAATGATGCTTCCGGTTGAACTAGAAAAATTACTTGCTTGGGTAGATGATTTTGCAGGTAATCGAGAAATTGTCATGAAGGCTTTGGAAGTTACATCAGAGCAAGGAGCTAACAAACGTAATTACGCTTACGTTAATAAGATTCTTAAAAACTGGGAAAGCAGAGGATTTAAAACAATAGCTGATGTTGATGCAGCGGAAAAACAACGACAGATAGAGTTAGAGCAAAAATATAACAAGCCCACTTACAACAAATATAACAAACCAGTTAAAGAAGAAGTATTGCCGGACTGGTTCGACAAAGACCAGAAACAAACAAAACAAGAAACTTCAACAACAGGATCAAGCGAAGACTTAGAAAAACAAGTCGCTGAAATTAAAGCGCAGTTAGCGGCTAGGAATGAGGTGCAGGCGTGAAACGAATACTTAATTATCCCGGCAGTAAATGGGGTTTGGCAGATTTAATAATTGAAAATATGCCGGAGCATAAAAGTTATTTAGAACCATTCTGCGGATCATGTGCAGTCTTTATGAACAAGCAAAAAGCTACTTTAGAGACGATAAACGATTTAGACGGTCGACTAGTTAATCTTTTTAAAGCAATGCGTGATAATCCAGAAAAACTGCAGTATTTAATCATGCACACGCTGTATTCTCGTGAAGAGTATATGCTTTCTCAAGAAATAACAAGCGATTCATTAGAGGATGCCAGACGAATGGCCGTGAGACTCTGGTTTGCCGTCGGAGGCAAGACTAATGCAAATGTTGGATTTAGAAAAAACGTGTCTTGGAATGGTCCTTACAACGCATATGAGTGGAATGACATGTATAACCGCATCGGAATAGCTGCAGCAAGACTGAAAGACGCTCAAATCGAAAATGTAGATGCAATTAAACTGATTGAACAGCATAACGATAAAGATACACTGATATATTGTGACCCGCCATATGTTGCAACTTCTTTAGCAAGTTCACATTATCAGCATGACTTTAGTTTAGAGCAACACAAAGAGTTACTAAAAGTGCTTAAAAATCATGATGGCAAAGTAATGTTAAGCGGTTACGAATCAGAGCTATATAAACAGGAGTTATCAGACTGGCCAGTGCTTAAAACGATGACAAAAGTAGGAATAACATCAGAAAAGAAATCTGATAGGCAAGAAATTATTTGGTGTAATTTTGAGCCACCAATGCAATTAAACCTTTTTAAGGAGGAAAAAGCATGAGATTTAAAGAAGGCGATAAAGTGCAATTTATAGAAAATAATGAACTTATCATTGGCACAATAAAACGTGTTAACAACGATGTTGGTTGGGTAGACCTGAAAGTTTCAGATTTAAGTTGGTTTTTCCGGAAATTAGAGGATGTCGTTAAGGTAAAAGAGCCGGAATTGATAGCCGTTCCTCGGTTTGCCGCGGATTGGATAAAACACTGTAAACAAAGAGAATACGATTTAGCTTGTTTGTTAGACTATGAAGATTCTGATATGTCTGCTGAAATGTACGAATGGTTAATTTCATCAGCTGATAATCAAGAACTACTCGCCCGCGCTTGGCTTGACGGCTACGAAGTCGAGAAAGAACCGCTTTATTATGTAAGGTTGCCGCTTTCAACATGGAACGATGACGCAGCCGAATTAGAAGTGATTAATATGTATGTTTTGTTAAATGTACAATCTGATGAAACATCTATTACTGGATCAATTATCAATGAAAATAAGGAATGGAGAACCAAATTAACAGAAGCGGAAATTAAAGGCATACCTGGAGGCGAAATATATTGGCAGTTTGCTGTTCTTGTTGAGGAAGCGGAGGCGTAAATATGGAAATAAACATAATGGATTATGTCAGTGAAGATGATATTAAAAACACGATTTTAGAAGCAGTGACATCTAAAGTTCGTAACATGCAAGACAAGCACCTTGAAATTATTTACACGAATGCGTGCTATTCTGCAGTAACCAAAGTGACGGATGAAATTATCGAAGAAAGAGGACTGGAATTTAGTGTTGAAAATAAAGTGCGTGAACTTATCGAAAACTTAAGCGCTTTTACTGTTTTCTATCATGACAAGTTTGCCCCCCATGAAAACAGCAAAGCATACAATTTAACACAAAGAATAGTTGAAGAAGAAAAAGACTTATTACGTGAAACAATTAAACAACTTATAACTAAGGCATACAGTGAAGCGAAAGCTGATATGGATATTGCTGATTTGATGAGTGCATATGTGCGTGAATTATTTACAGTGGAGGGTGAAGCATGACAAATGATGAAGCACGCCAATATTTTATTGACAAAGGTCTTAGTTACGAAAAAATAAAAGATTATGATATTTATTTACTACAATATTTTGTCGCTAAAGAACTAGCTAAGATGGAAAAATTAAAAGATTATGAGTTTTGTAAATTAAATTTACCTGAGATTCACAGGGCTAAAATAGGCATTAAACAGGCATATATGACAGTTAGATCACATTATTACGATAGTCGTGAATCCATTTCATTTAATAAATGCGGATTTATAGGATTTGCTGGTTGGGCTTCTAGCGACAACGTCGAACCACATATAAATGGTTTTATAAAATGGTGCGATTTTATTGCTGAAATTGAAGTGGAGGCTGAAGCATGACAGTAAAAGTAGGTAGCACTGTAAAAACAATGTATAAAACAAAACTAATTCATAAAGGCGAAATTGGCACAGTTAAAGAAATTTATGATGTTGTTAATATCCCACAAGTGGCATTAGTTGATTTTAAGCATTCGGTAATTTGTTTTTTCGTTAGGGATCTGGAGGAACAAGCATGAGTGACATTAAATTCAAAGGAAAGCGCCTAGATAACGGGGAATTGGTACACGGATACTTTGTCATAGATGACTGTGATTGTGCATATATTATAACCGTTGAGAATGATGGATATAGCGCTATTCCGGTAATCAAGACGTGTTATGAGGTTGATGCTGAAACAGTCGTGTGCGCAGGAGAACAAGAAAGTAAACAACTAGTAAGACTTTTAGAAACTGCTAGAAAGTTAGAGATTAAGAAAAACGAAGATAATGGACTTCCTGGTCGAATATCGAAAGAAAAAGAGGCGTGGATTGAAGGCCTAGAATTTGCGACAAATATTGCAATTGACTTTTTCAAGGTGCGAAAGGAGTGGGCGGAGAAGTGAGAGAGATTGAGTTTAGAGGCAAACGGATAGACAACGGAGAATGGGTTTACGGTAATTTAGTGCAGTTTGAGGATAGCGCTACTTTCATTTTTGCAGATGAACGAAAAGGTGCTAGCACATTAACTTATGCACATTTTATTATTAATAACATGCACGCGATAGACGAAAAAACCATCGATCAATACACAGGCTTAAAAGACAAAAACGGCAAGAAGATTTTTGAAGGGGATATAGTCGATATTAGTGTTTATGATCGCCTTTCAATTTCAGGGGATATATATTTAACCCGTATGTTAAAAGGTGGCACCATGAGCGATAACCGCAGAATAATTACAGATGAGTGTTTAAAAGCGACAGCTAGTTGGTTTTTATCTAATGATAGAAAAGGTGCAAGCTGGAAGGCAAAAGGCGATGTTCACCCGCATTTATTTTTTACAGGCGATCTAAATAAAGCGAAACGGATTAAAGCGATTCTTGAAGAAGAGGTGGCGGAATGAGCAAAACAAGCGACACGAGAAGGTTAGAAGAAGCGCTTTGGAAAGCTCATGCAAAACAAGGCACTTTCGGTGCATTTGAAGTAACAATTGGTTGGTTCGGAAAAGAAATAGTGGACTTTATAGCATACAAAACTACAGGTGAATTCTTCTGCTATGAAATCAAGGTAAGCCTTTCAGACTTTAAAAGCAAAGCAAATTTATCGTTTCATGGGGATTTTAACTACTATGTTATTCCAACGCATTTGCTTGAGGTTTTGAGAGATCATACAGCAAAATCTTTTAATAGTTTAAACTTCAAATTATTTGACACTCGTTTGAAAAATAGCGGTATTGGACTTATTACAGTTACAGAAAGAGGCGAATTGAATTACATTGTTAAAGCAAAAAGAAAACACGTAAATATGGGGACTAAAGCAACCTTATTGGAAAGCATGACACGCTCGCTTAACAGAGAAGTGAAGAAGTTTTATGAAAAAAATCCTTACTGGATAACGGAAGAGGTGGCGGAATGAAGTATAAAATCACATATTTATCTCAAGAAGTGTACGAAGTTGAAGCTGAGAACGAGGAAGAGGCGATACGAATAGCAGAGTTCAATCCCATGTATCGACCAGATGCACATATAAAATTAATTGAAGATGAAAATTTGCTTGATTGCGAATTGATGAAAGAGAGGGAAGACGAATGATGAATCGTGTAGTACTTGTAGGACGATTAACAAAAGATCCGGATTTACGTTACACTCCAGCAGGCGTAGCAGTCGCGACTTTTACATTAGCAGTAAATCGTACATTCACTAATCAAAACGGAGAACGAGAAGCAGATTTCATTAATTGTGTTGTTTGGCGCAAACCAGCAGAAAACGTTGCTAATTTCTTGAAGAAAGGAAGCATGGCGGGCGTGATGGACGTGTTCAAACTCGTAATTATGAGGATAACGACGGTAAACGTGTTTTCGTTACTGAGGTAGTTGCTGAATCAGTTCAATTCTTAGAACCTAAAAATAACAACGTAGAAGGTGCTACATCGAATAATTACCAAAACAAGGCTAATTATTCAAATAACAATCAAACAAGCTCATATCGAGCGGATACGAGTCAGAAGAGCGATTCATTTGCAAGTGAAGGTAAGCCGATTGATATTAATGAAGATGATTTGCCATTTTGAGGGAAAGGGTGAATAAAAATGACAGCAGACACAGCAATAAAAAAGTTGAGAAATAGATCAATGAGCATCAGACAAATGGCTAATGCGATTGCAGAAGTCACAAACTACCAAATTAGCGAAATCGAAAGTATGGGGGACGAAGAGATTGAGGCAAAGTATACCGCGTTCGTCATTAACGAGGCGAACGAGTACGCGAAGTAAATATAATGCGAAAAAAGTTGTTATTGACAATATAAAGTTCGATAGCAAAGCAGAAGCAGCTTATTATCAGCAATTGAAACTATTAAAAATGAGCGGGGAAGTAGTGAGTTTCGATTTACAGCCAGAGTTTGTGCTACAAGAAAGCTTTCGGAAAAACGGGAAGCTATATCGAGCGATTAAATATAAAGCTGATTTTCTCGTTCGTTACAGTGATGGACATGAGGAATTAATCGACATCAAAGGAATGTTAACAAAAGAGTTTCGAATCAAACAAAAACTTTTCGAACTGCGTTATATGCAATCAATTAAGTGTTTGAAACTGAAAGGTCGAAATTTCGTGGAGGTGTGACAAATGACAGTAATGGAGATAACGAAGAGTAAAGCGAGGCAGCGGGAAATTATTAGTTATATAGCAAATAACGATGTAGAACTAGACGAATTACTAAAGTTGCAAAAAGAACTCAATCAACTAATGAACGAGAATACAATAGAAAAGCAAAAAACTTACTGGACCAAAACGTTCGATCGCATCGTGAAAAAGAAAAAATGGGCGGAAATTACAATTCGTGAATTCGCTGATTTACGTAACGCAGGGCTAACATGTTACGCAATTGCTGAGCATTTCAAAGTGTCGAAGGCTGTAGTTTTCAATTACACACAAAGAAACAAAAAAGAATACTATCAGATTTTTGACATGAACGAATATCAAAAAAATAAGGAGATTTGGAATGATTGATAAAGTAGCGAAATTTATTGGAGCTGTTACTATTTACACTCTGTGGGTCCTAGTGCTGATTTTTGTACTAGGATTAGCGGTTAAAGGGATTTTATGGATTTGGGGAAATATGTTTTAGGAGGATGAAAATGCAAATTGAAAAGTTAAATGTATTTACAAGAGAAACAATTTGTGACGGAAAGGACGTAGAAATCGCTAATTATAATATTGAATTTGAAGCAATTAGTGAAGAATCTTTTATTGATACAGCTGAAAAGGTTGAGAAAATAAGGGAGTTTATCGAAAATTTATAAAGTGATGGGGGCGACTTTATGGGACAACTATTCAATCTACCACAAGTTGAAGATATTAACTACATTCAGACAGTCAGAGCAGTAAGAAAGTTCTTTAAAGACTATTTAATGCTGCGTGTAATGGCAGGAAGTCGTAAATTGCCAACAATGACGACAACATACAAATTAACGCCACCGAATTTCAGTAATGAATTTCATTCAAAAGTAGAAGATGCTGCAATTCATAATGTCGATAACGTTCATGCAGCACAAGAAGCGGTTAAAAAATACGATGCTATTTTGAATCAGCTTGAGCACATTCATAGAAAGATACTGTTTGAGAAGTTCATTCATAACTTACAAGATATAACTATTATGCTTGATATTCCTTACGAAGAAAGGCAATACAAAAGAGAGAAAAGGAAGGCTGTTATTGAATTAGCAACAACACTTGGGATTGAAGTGCTAAATTGAAAATGGCACTTTTCTGGCACTTTTTGAGCAAAAAAAGGTGATAAAATGTTATTAGTGAGAAGTGAAGATGATTACAAAAATAAAATCTTATATTGAGTCTGCGCTCCACTTCTCATTTATAATCTTATGATGATATAGCAGGAGATTGCTATGTTGCCCGGCAGAGGCTTTGTATCTGGGCACTAGTCTCAACAGATGACGACACTTCTGTTCAATCTCATATCCTATCCATACTGGATGTAAAACACGCATGTGGCGCTGACTGGTGCGTTAACCAGTTTTTTAAATATATAGCCCTTTCCATCTGTTGAAAATTGAGCAGGTGGTTTTTATTTGGTATAGTGAAAAATAAAAGGGTGTTGCAAATGAGTTTTATACTAGAGGTTGGGAGTTTAGCTGACTGGGTAAGTGGGTTAGCGACAGTAGGAGCATTGTTTTGGGCTATAAAATTAAATAGTAACGAAAATAGAAAAAGGCTAACCATATTATTTAGACATTCATTTGTTAGCAAAAAGAACGGTATAATTATAAGTGATGGAAAACCGAAAGTTTTTATAATTACTCCTGTAAATAATAGTAAATTTAGCTTGGAAATTAATTTTAGACAAATATTATTAGTGCCAAGTTTGATGGATAGATTATTATTTAGAGCAGAACCCAAAAAATTATCAAACATAGAAGCTCTTTTAAAACAGTTGGAGAATAAAGCGAATTGGCAAATTATTAAACCTAATTTATCCGGCGAACCAATAATGTTTGATTATGAATTTATTGTTAAACAAATTAAAAAATATGCAGATGGCAAGAGATTTAATTTTGCAATCGAAATACAATTTATAGATTCAACATCAAAAATATTTAAACATAAAGAGAAACTTGAGTTAAGAAAAATAAAGGGCCTGTGATGGTCCTTTTTATTTTATCAAAATAAGGGAGTGTGGTGATATGTAGTGAAAACGGAAGAGAAATATAAAATCTTTGCTAAAACCTATGTAATGAATGGGTTTAACGGTAAAGAAGCTGCCATATCAGCAGGTTACAGTACTAAGACAGCAGAGCAACAAGCTTCTAGGTTGTTAAGGAATGTTAAGGTGCTGGAACTTATAGATGAAGAAATGAAACTACTTTCAAAACGTATGCAGGATGACGCTTCGAAAATATATGCTGAATTATGGAAACAGGTTAGAATGATTGACGATAAAATAGCGAAGCATGAAGAAGCATCTCGCAAGTTAAGTATTACCGATGCTCGTAAAATAACTGCGATAGCTGATATTAATAATTTAAAGGCGAAAATAAGGCGAACTGAATCCAAAATTAAAAAAATGGATGGAAGGAAAGCTGATGAAGGAAAATTTAAAAAAGAGTTATTGGAAGAATATGACGAACTAAAAATTCAACTAGAAGAGCTTGAGGATAGTGTAAGTGAAATTTATGAAGAGAACAGTACATCGAAGCGGGATTTATTGTGGCATAAAGATTGGAAAGAAATACTATCTTTAAGAGCGCAAATACTTCAAGACTTATTCGATAGATCGGGCTATAAAGAAACAAAAGACATGCAGGATAGGCGTGTAGCTCTTCTTGATGCACAGATTAATAAGCTTGAATTAGAAGCCAAAAAAGATTGTAAGGATTCTGGCTTTGCAACAATTATCATGTCAAATGTTGACGAAATGCAAGCCTACCTTGATAAAAAGGCAGGTGGCACCGATGAACGCGACGATACACAAACAACTAATTGATTACCAGGTTATCAATGTAACAGATATGATTAATCCTGCTTTTTATGACTTGTGGCTATCTAAACATAATCACATCATAGCTAAGGGCGGACGTTCTTCTATGAAGTCGTCTGTTATCAGTTTAAAGCTCGTAGAAAAGAAAATGGCTAATCCACAATCTAACATGGTGTGTCTTCGTAAAGTAGCTAATACGCTCTATAAATCAGTGTATCAGCAAATCAAATGGGCTTTGTATGAAATGGGCGTTGCTGACCAATTTAAGTTTGGTAAGTCACCAATGGAAATCATCCATAAAGAATGGGGAACGGGTTTTTATTTTTCTGGTTGTGATGATCCCGCTAAACTAAAATCGATGAAAATTCCGGTGGGTTATGTTAGCGATTTGTGGTTTGAGGAATTGGCGGAATTTTCCGGTGTGACTGACATTGATGTCGTAGAAGATACGTTCATTCGTGAAGATTTGCCGGATGGGCAAGAAGTTACAATATACATGTCATTTAACCCGCCGCGCAATCCATATGAATGGGTGAATGAATATGTAGATAGTAAGCGAAGTGACGATGATTATTTAATACATCACACTACTTATTTGGATGATGAAAAAGGATTTTTATCTAAGCAAATCATTAAGAAGATTGAGAAATACAAAAAGAATGACCTTGACTACTACCGCTGGATGTATCTAGGCGAGGTAATAGGCCTTGGTGATAATGTTTATAACATGAACCTGTTTCAGCCGCTTAAAGCTATTCCTGCGGATGACAGGCTTATTTTAATTGACTTTGCTATCGATACGGGGCATCAAGTGTCAGCTACAACATATCTAAGTTTTGGTCTCACTGCAAAAAGAAATGTTATTTTGCTTAACACATACTATTATAGTCCTGCTAATCAAGTTGTTAAAAAAGCACCTAGCGAGTATTCAAAGGAGTTGCGAGATTTTATGACTAAAGTAGTTGGAAACTACAATACAAATGTTGATATGCAAACAGTAGATAGCGCAGAGGGAGGGCTTCGCAATCAATATTATAAAGATTACGGCGTTAGCTTACACCCCGTCGCAAAAGGTAAAAAAGTGGATATGATTGACTTTGTGTGTGATTTACTCGCGCAAGGTCGTTTTTATTATCTTGATATTCCAGAAAATCAAATATTCATCGAGGAACACCGGAAATATCAATGGGATGTCAAAACAGTTAATACAGATAAGCCTGAAGTCATCAAAGAAGACGATCATACGTGTGATGCTTTTCAGTACTATGTAAAAGACAATCTAAGGAAGTTAGGGCTCAAATACTAGGGGGGGAAAACCTTGATTAACCAAATAATCGCAAGCGTGAAAGGAGTGATGCGGAGAATGGGACTATTGAAAGCACTGAAAGATGTAAAAGACCATAAAAAAGTAAATGCTAATGATGAAGATTATAAGTATATCGATATGTGGAAACGGCTATATCAAGGGCATTACGCTGAATGGCATAATCTCAATTACGAACACAATGGCAATCCGGTTAACAGACGTCAATTATCTATGAATTTGCCGAAAGTTACAGCTAAGTACATGTCTAAACTTCTTTTTAATGAGAAAGTGAAAATCAATATTGATGATAAAGCCGCTGAGGAATTCGTGCTTAATGTATTGAAAACGAACGGTTTTACTAAAAACATGGAGCGTTACATCGAATACGGCGAAGCGATGGGCGGTTTTGTGATAAAAGTGTATCACGACGGAAAAAAGAACGTCAAAGTTTCATTCGCGACAGCCGATTGTATGTATCCTTTGTCAAATGATAGCGAGAATGTAGACGAATGTGTTATTGCTAATAGTTTTCATAAAAATAATAAATACTATAAGTTACTTGAGTGGAATGAATGGAAGGGGAAGGAAGAGAAAGTATACACAATCACGACGGAGTTATACCAGTCGGACAATCCAGATGAACTTGGTGGAGAAGTAAGTTTGAAATTGCTGTTTAATGACATCGAGCCAGTTGTTCCACTCCCGCCGCTTACACGTCCGACTTTCATTTATATCAAACCTAATATCGCGAATAACAAAAACTTAACTTCACCTTTAGGCATTTCCATTTATGCTAACGCATTGGACACATTAAAAACGCTTGATTTGATGTTCGATTCATACTATCAAGAATTCAAATTAGGCAAAAAGAAAGTGTTAGTGCCTTCGAGCTTCGTTAAAACGGCAGTCGGATTCGATGGTTCAACTACACAATATTTCGACTCAACCGATGAAGCCTTTTTCCTTTATCAAGGTGACCAGGATGCAGATGGTAAATCAGTAAAAGATATATCTGTTGAGATACGTTCAACGGAGTTCATCGAGTCTATAAACGCAATGCTACGTATTTATGCGATGCAAGTTGGATTATCTGCTGGCACATTCACTTTCGATGAAAACGGCTTAAAAACAGCTACAGAAGTTGTAAGCGAGAAGTCAGAAACTTATCAAACTAAAAACAGTCATTCGCAATTAATTGAACAAGGTATAAAAGAAATGATTGTGAGCATTCTCGAAGTTGGAAAATTTATCGAAGCTTATAGCGGCGATATAGTTGAGTTAGACACTATTACAGTCGATTTTGACGATTCTATAGCACAGGATGAAGATACAACAATTAATCGTTATACGAATGCGAAAAATCAAGGTATGATTCCGCTGAAAATTGCTCTACAGCGCGCTTGGAATATTACAGATGCAGAAGCGGAAGAGTGGAAAGAAGAGATAGAAAAAGATGCACGAGCGGAAATTCCGGGGAATGATTTATCTGGATTGTTGGGAGATATTGAGCTGCCAGATGAAAACGCGGATGGGACATTAGAAGCTAGTGCTGTTGCAGGCGAAACTATTCAAGAAGTGTCACTAAACGGCGCCCAAATAACTTCATTAGTCAATATAGTTCAATCAGTTGCTAAAGGAGAACTTCCTTATAATTCAGCACTTGAAATGATTGTTGCTGCATTTCCATTTGACGAAGAAAAAGCGAGAAAGATTTTAGCGGATGCAGGCAACGGCTTCACTATCAAAGAGAAGGAAAAGACCTCTAAAAAGGAAGTGGATTAGATGGCGCTAACTCCTCGACAATTAGACTTATTTGTGCAACCGGTCGTTGATGTGTACACAACACTCGAAAATGAACTGTTCACTCTTATTGTTCGACGATTGAAAACAAAGAAAAATATCAGCGCTGACAATATACTTGCTTGGCAAATAGAAAAACTTAATCAAGTTCATGCACTAGATCAGCAAATGATAAATAAAATTTCCAAAGCTTCCGGCGTATCTGCTAAGAAGCTTTTTTCTATTGTCAAAGACGCAGGATATAGCGATTTAAAACAAGTAGATAACTATTTCAGCAAATTAGCCGAAGCTGGTGCTGTGTTACCACTTGTGGCTGACGGACAAACGATAGTCGATAAAGTAATGAGAAGTTATTTTAAGTTAGCACAAAGTAACTATAATCGCGTCAATCAAACGATGTTATCGCAAGCAAGACAAATCTATTCAGATATCATTCACGAAACGACACAGAGCGTCTTAGCTGGTTTAAAAACACATAGACAAGCATTAGCTGAGGCAGTAACTAAATTCGCTGAAAATGGCGTTCCTGCGCTTGTAGACAAGGCAAATAAAAGGTGGACACCTGAAGCTTACGTCCGAACTGTTACAAGAACAACCGTCAACAGTGTTTATAACAGCATTGAAGATGAGCGGATGGGTGAATACGGCGTTGATTTAGTACGTATTTCACAGCACATAGGAGCACGACCAACCTGTTCACTTGTTCAAGGCAAAGTTATCTCTTTGTTATCTGTTGAAGAAACTCGCTCAAAATACGGCAATAAATACATGTCTATTTACTCGCCAGAATTGCGATATGGCTATGGCGATGGAATTTTCGGTTGTAATTGCCGTCATCATCGTTTTGCATTTATTGAAGGCATTAACATTGCGCCAGACGAGAGCGAGTTAATAGACGAAGAAGAAAACAAACGCGTCTATATGTTGAGTCAGCAACAACGCTTAATTGAACGTGATATAAGAGCAGCTAAACGCAAACTGTCAGCTGCCGAAGAATTAGGCGATGAACTAGCAGTTAAAAAAGCAAAACAGGCTGTTAGAACGAAGCAAAGCAAGCTAAGAGCATTTGTAAAAACGCACAATTTAACTAGGCAGTATAGCAGAGAAAAAGTATATGCATAACATTCGACCTGAACGAAAGTCGTTAAAAGTCGGCTCTCGTGATCGTATCACGTAAAAACAACGTAGGAGGAATAAGAAATGGAAAGAGACTTTTTGAAGGAATTAGGCTTGGAAAAGGAAACTATCGACTCTATTATGGTCGAACATGGTAAGTCGATTCAGAACGAAAAGGACAAGGTAACATCAGCGGAAGCAGAAAGAGACGGGCTTAAAAGCCAGCTTGCGCAACGGGACGATGATATCGAAGCTTTAAAAACTGATTCCGGAACGAGCAAATCTTTAAAAACTCAATTGGAAACACTGCAAGACAATTACGAAACTTTGAAAAAAGATTCGGAAGCTAAATTAGTAGAAACTCGCAAAGGTGCAGCGCTTGATTTAGCTTTAGCAAATGCGAAAGCAAGAAATCCGAAGGCTGTAAAAGCTTTACTGGATAACGACAAACTAGAACTAACAGACGAAGGTTTGAAAGGCCTTGACGAACAGCTAGGAGCATTGCAAGAAAGCGATGCTTATTTGTTTGCTCAAGAAAGCGAAAATGTAGCACTCAAATGGGGCGTAAGCGGAAACCAAACAGGTGGAACAGGGGGACAAGGCGCATTAAAGCTGCCTAACCAGGTACTAAATGAGCACAGAATCACCAAATAATTATTAAACGGAGGTAATAAATTATGGGTTTTAATCCAGATACAACGACAATGCAAAGTGCAAAAACAGGTTCTATTCCGATTAACATTTCGGAACAAATCATTACAGGTGTGAAAAATGGTTCAGCGGCTATGAAATTAGCTAAAGCAGTACCAATGACAAAACCAGAAGAAGAATTTACATTTATGTCGGGTGTGGGCGCTTTTTGGGTAGATGAAGCGGAACGCATTCAAACAAGTAAACCAACATTCACAAAAGCGAAAATGAGATCTAAAAAAATGGGTGTTATTATCCCAACGACTAAAGAAAATTTAAACTATAGTGTAACTAACTTTTTTAGCCTTATGCAAGCTGAAATTGTTGAAGCTTTTTACAAGAAATTTGACCAAGCGGTCTTTACAGGTGTAGAAAGCCCATACAATTGGAATATTCTAAAATCAGCTACTGATGCAAGTAATTTGGTAGAAGAAACTGCTAATAAGTATGATGATTTAAACGAGGCTATCGGATTGATTGAAGCTGAGGACTTAGAACCGAACGGAATTGCAACGATTCGTAAGCAACGCGTTAAATATCGCAGCACTAAAGATGGTAATGGTATGCCGATTTTTAATACTGCTACCTCAAATGGTGTTGATGATGTCCTTGGTTTACCAATCGCATACACACCTAAATATACTTTTGGTGACAAAGATATCTCCGAATTGGTTGGGGACTGGAACCAAGCTTATTACGGCATCCTTAGAGGTGTTGAATATGAAATCTTGACCGAGGCGACACTTACAACTGTGGCTGATGAAACTGGGAAACCATTAAACTTAGCTGAACGGGACATGGCAGCAATCAAAGCAACTTTTGAAGTTGGATTCATGGTTGTTAAAGATGAAGCCTTTTCTGTTGTTCAACCAAAAGCGGGAAACTAATGGCGGCGCGGTCGGGTGAAACTGATAGCGCGCCGATTCAAGACTTTCCAACTATGACAGTAGCAGAATTGAAAGAAGAGCTTGTAACTAGAAATATCGAATTTACAAGTAATGCGAAAAAAGCGGAGTTAGTGGCTCTGTTGGAAGGTAGTGAGTGATATGCCTTACACCACATTAGAATTTTATACTAACGAATATGCGGGGGAGCATTTGGAACAGGAAGAATTTAACAAGTTGTTAAAATCCGCAGAGCGAGAGATTGACACCGAAACAAAATATCGTGTGCGACAAAGAGGGATAGAAGCGTTTAGCGAATTTATTCAACGTCAAATACAACTGGCTACTTGTAATCAAATTGAATATTACAAAGAAGCTGGAGGGACGAGTGAGCTAGCTGTTTCTAAACCAGATAACGTGTCAATAGGTAGAGCGTCTATAAGTGATAGTAATTTTGCTTCTACTGCAACTTCTGTTAACAAGGGGATGTTGGGCAGTAAAGTAAGAGAGTATTTAGCGCCTACTGGACTTCTTTATAGTGGGATAGGTGTTCGCTAATGAAAGTAGTAAAACCGCCGACCAACGTCCCTCAATTGCCTCTTGACTGGCTAATTCATAACATTAGTTACGAAGCGTATAAAGAAGAAGATAGACACAATCAAATCGTTTATGAAAAAGGCATTGAGATTGAACATGTTCGTGTCGATTTTTCAAAATCAAATCAAATCGCTGGATTATCTGATAGTGATAGATATGACGCGATTATTTTTATTGATGCAGTGAACAGCATGAACGTGCCAGATGATTTTATAAGTAGATCGAGAATTTTTTTCTCTGGAAAAGCTTATAAGATTGTCAAAGTTATACCTTGTTATGCAACCTCTGAAAATGTGCATCATTGGGAAATCGAGGTGGTTTAATGCCGATTAAAGTACGTGTGGACCTCTCAAAAGCAAAAGGGAACGTAAAAAAGGCGAAAGAAAGAGGTCAGTTTGCTTTAATTAATCAAGCGGCCGCTGATATTGCACCTTATGTCCCCTTTTTGGAGGGTGATTTATCAAATCAATACGTTATTATGAACGACAAAGAAATAATGTGGACATCTATTTATGCGCGGAGACTCTACAACGGAATAAACTTCAATTTCACACTCACACATCATCCGTTAGCTGGTCCTAAATGGGACCAACGTGCAAAAGTAGATAAGCTAGAAAGTTGGATAGAAGTAGCGCAAAAAGCGGTTGAGGAGGGATTATAATGTCATTAGATTTTTTGGACAGTGTCATGGATGCTATCGAAAACAACGTCGATTTAAAAGATATGAAATTAAGAACAGCGATATTAAAACCCGAGTCAATCGCTTTGCTGCTGACTCCAAATAACGATAAACAAGGTTATCAAGACGGCTCTTATGAGCGGTCTTTTTCTTTTAACCTAAACGGCTCTAGCAAGCAAGAAATGAAAGTTTTAAATGTGTTGAATGCTATTACTGCTTATTTTGATAACACAGAATTAGAAAGCATTCAGAGCTTAAATAACAGCTTTGTGCTAGAAGACAAAGAAACAACTAGTGTGCCGAACCTCGTTTCTGCTAGTGACGATGGAACGTTTATTTATAGCGCTAGTTTCAAAATCAAATTATATATTGAAAGTGAGGAAAAATAAAGATGAGAATTAAAAACGCAAAAACGAAATATTCTGTTGCTGAAATTGTTACTGGTGCAGGTGAACCGGATTGGAAACGACTATCCAAATGGATTACAAACGTGTCTGACGATGGTTCGGACAACACGGAAGAGCAAGGCGACTATGACGGTGATGGCAACGAAAAAACGGTTGTGCTAGGTTACTCAGAAGCTTACACATTTGAAGGGACACACGATCGTGAAGATGATGCACAAAACTTAATTGTCGCTAAACGTAGAACGCCAGAAAATCGCGGGATTATGTTTAAAATCGAAATTCCAGATACCGAAACAGCTATCGGTAAAGCGACTGTTTCGGAAATTAAAGGCTCCGCGGGTGGCGGCGATGCTACAGAATTCCCAGCGTTTGGTTGCCGCATCGCTTATGATGAAACACCTACGGTTACAAAACCCTGAGGAGAGCCCGTCCAGCGTCGAAGTGGACCACAATACAATTACCGTTAAAGTAGGAGAAACATTTACTATTAATGCTTCTGTATTGCCAGTGGGAGCTAGTCAAGAAGTAACTTACACTTCATCTAATCCACCGAAGGCAAAAATCAATAGCGTGGGTACAGGTGAAGGCGTAGCAGAAGGAACAGCAAACATAACAGTTGCATCTAAAGAAAGTACTTCTATCAACAAAGTAGTACAAGTAACAGTAGAAGCAGCAGATTAATAAATGAAGCCCTTACGTTTATAGTAGGGGCTTTTAAATTGGAGGAAATCATACATGGCACAAAATAATGTAATCAATATTCAATTAGAAGAATCATATCAAGAGTTTCAACTTGGCACGGAACTGTTTAGAGTCGGTTTAGGTGATGAAATGCGCCGCAAATGGATTGAAGCAGATGAGAAGTACAAGAAGAAACTGGAAAAGTTAAATAAATACAACATTGATAATACAGACGAAATGAGTTCAGAAGATTATTTTGCTTTAGAAGAAGATGTTAAAGAAGCTTTAACTGAAGCGTATGCAGTTTTATTAGACGACGAAGAAGCATTCTCTAAATGTTACAAGCAATGCAAAGATATTTTAAAAATGTATCAAGTATACGATCAAGTTGCAGAAAGTATCGTTGGTTCAGTAGAAAAACAACAAAATGAAATTCAAAAGAAATATAAAGCAAAAATGACAAAAAAAGCGAAGTGATTTAAATGCTTTCGCTCGCTTTTGGAGTTAATGATATTTACGAATACGAAGGGAAAGAATATAAGCTCGATTTAGCTTTTGACAACGTTCTAAGAGTGATTGATTTAACGGAAGATAATAGTTTGTCTGATGTGTTCAGAGCTAACCTCGCAATTGATGTGCTTTTTGCTGATGATATGCCTTGGCCACGTTCAAATGAGGAAGACGAATACGCGAATATTGAAGAAAAATCACTGGTACTTATTGATATTTTCACTAATTATATTGTTAAAGAAAATGATGATGGTCTGCTTTATGATATCGACGGAAACAAGATGCCAAGCGCTACAAACAACAATGACGATGCGGAAGAAATTGCTTCATATTCGTTAACGCAAGATGCGGATTATATCTACGCTTCTTTTTTACAAGACTACAATATTGATTTATTAGATAGTCGAGGGAAAATGCACTGGTATAAGTTTAGAGCATTGTTAGAAAGTTTGCGTGATGATACAACAATTAAAACGATAATCGGCATTAGGCAAGCGGAATTACCTTCTGGGAAAGGAACAGAAAAAGAACGAAACGAATTAATTAAACTGAAAAACAGATATAAGTTAAAAGATTAGAGGTGAGAACATGAGCGATGGATCAGTAGTAATTGAGATTAGTTTAGACGATAAAAAAGCAGATAAACAACTTGATGCGTTTGAAAAAGATTTGGCAAAAGCAGGAACAAACGCTGGGGCGGCATTAGATAAAGCATACAGAGAAGCAGTGTCTGATATTGCTAGTCAATCAAAACGATTAAAAGACACATTTGTTAATGCGTTTAAAAGCATGGGAAACGCAGGCTCAAATGCTTTAAAAGCTAGTTTAAACTTTATACGTGAGTTACCTTCTAATGTACAAGCGGCACTATCTAAACTTGCATCCACTGTAAAAACTGGATTCGTAAACGCTGCTAAAGCATCTATTACAGCGGTTAAAAATCTTGGAACGAGTATCAAAAACACAGCAGTTAATATCAAAAACGGCTTCTTTTCAATTGCTAAGACAGTACAAAGTAGTATTGTGTCAGCTGTTAAAATATCAATTAATGTCATTAAATCCATCCCCGGCGCAATTAAAAGCGCTGGAATCAGTATTAAATCCGCATTAGTAAGTAGTTTACAAGCAGCTAAATCGGCTGCTATTTCTTTTGCTCAAACTACTGTAAAAGTTATTAAAAGTATTCCAGGAGCTGCTAAAACAGCGGCTACAGCAGTGAAAAACAGTTTCGTAGTAGCTTACAAAGCGGTGGTAGTTGCTGCTTATATGAGCGTAAAAGGAACTATTAGCGCTGTGAAAGCTATTCCTAGTGCTACAAAATCAGCAGCGTTAGCAGTAAGTAGCGCAATGAAAACAGCTTTTAGCGCTGTAGCAAGCGCGGCGAAAACGACAGGAACAACAGTGAAATCAGCATTAAAAACAGGCTTTAGCGCTGTGAAATCCGGAGCTAAAGCGGCTGGCCAAGCTGGTATTTCAGCATTAAAAGGCCTAGGGAATATTGCAAAAAGCACTGGTTCGTTAATTAAAAGTGGATTAGTAAGCGGATTTAACGCAGCGAAAGCGGCGGCGAAAGGTGCAGGCGCCGGAATGCGTGAAGCGCTTAAAAATTCAGTTGAAAAGCCCGCCGAACAAGCTCGCTTTAGTATTCTCAGATTAGCAGCAGCGTTCGGATTAATTGCAGCAACTAAAAATGTTGTGGGTAGCGCTATTGGTCGAGTTGATACGATTGATACTGCAACTAAATCGTTAACAGTCCTTACTGGTTCAGCAAAAGATGCGCAACTAGTTATGACAGACCTTACAGCGGCTATCGATGGTACACCAATTGCGCTCGATGCCGTCGCTTTAGGCGCTAAAAAAATGGTTGCGGCAGGCATGAAAGCGGCGAATGTAAAACCTGTATTCACCGCTATTGCTGACGCTGCCTATGGTGTCGGAAATGGTTCAGAATCAATTGACCAGATGACAGATGCTATCTCAGCATTACAAGCGTCTGGTGTTGCTTATGCAGACGATATTAACCGTTTAGTTGACGCGGGTGTTCCTGCTTGGCAAATTTTAGCGAATTCGACTGGTAAATCTGTTGGAGAAATGAAGAAATATGTTTCCGAGGGATCATTAGAATCAACTAGAGCTATTGCAATGCTAACAAAAGGTATCGAAGAAGGAACAACAGGAATGGCTGGGAACACGGCTAAAATGGCAGGTCTAGCAAAAACAGCAGGTAACACTATCAGCGGTTCATTTGCGAACATGAAAACGGCAGCTGTTAAGAGTCTTGCGAATATCGCCGAAAACTTAAAAGGCCCGATTATCCAAGCGTTAGATGTAGCTAAAAATGCATTCAAACAGTTTGCGGCAGTAACAGCAAGTCCTGAATTCCAGAAAAAGCTTTCTGATTTAATTCAGAAAATAAAAGAGTTTATACCTGTTTTAATTGAATGGGCGCCAGTTTTGGCAAAAGTAGCCGCTGGATTTGTGGCTTTTAATATTATTAGTAGTGTGTATTCTAAAGTCGCTGGTTTGGTTATGGCGTTTAGAGGTTTAGCAAGTAGCGGTACGTTGCTCGGCGGGATTGTTAACACAGTGAAGGGAGCTTTTGTAGGGTTAAAAGCAGCACTAGGTTCAGCATCCGTAGCATTTGGAGTAATTACAGCAGTGATAGGGTCTGTAGTGGCAGTTCTTTATGGCATGTATACCGCCTTCAAGGAAAACACGGCAGGGATTAAAGGCTTTTTATCTGGTATGTGGGATGCAGTGAAAAATAGTTTTGGCAAAATAGTAGATGTTTTTAAACAAATAGTATCAGCTCTAAAACCAGTTGGGAGCGGATTTAAAGATATCTTAAAATACATTGGTGTTGGTGTTTGGGTTGCTTTTGGCATTGTATTAGCGACTGTCGTTGATATTATTCAAGTGCTAGCAAGAATTGTGTTAGTTGCGATTAAAGGACTGCAAGGACTTTACTATGCTATTAAAGCGGCATTTCAAGCGCTACAAGGTGATTTAAAAGGCGCTAAGAAAAGCTTAGAACAGTCCAAAGATGCTTTTGTCGATGCGGGTTCTGCTATTAAAGATGCGTTTAACAAAGATAATTATGCGCTCACGGGCACTATTGAGTCTTTAAAAGAAATGGGCGGAGAAGCTGAAAAAACAGGCACAAAAGCAGAAACATCTAATAAAAAGATAGCAAACAGCTTGAAGATAGTTGAATCTACTGCTAAGCAAACAGAAACAACAGTTTCGAAGTCAAATCAAGCAATAGACACGATGCTATCTGGCGGTGTAGATCAATACGGCAATAAACTTAGTGAGAAAACTAAGTCGTTCTTGAATTCTGCTAAAGAGCTATACAGTCAGTATCAAGAATCAGCTAAAAAGTCACAAGACACGTATACAACTGCTATGGAAAAAGCGCAAACTTTAGAAGGAGACAAGCGCAAGAAAGCTATAGCGGATGCGAACACAGCGTTGGTATCAGAAATCAATAAAAACAACGGTACACTTTTAACCCTTCAAGCAGATTATGCAAAACTTTTGAAAGGCAATAAGTGGGTCGACGGCACAGAATTAACTGCACAACAAAAGAAATTTTTACAACAACAAACGGCGGATATTCAAGCAGAGTTAGCAAAACAAAACCAGCTTTATGTAGAAGGCAATTTGTTGAAATTAGCAAACGGCAAGACGTTAAACGAAAAAGAACGCTCTACAAGCATCGAAGTGCAAAAAAGCTTATATACAGATAGAAAAAAAGCAGTCGAAACTGGAGAAAAAGAACTAGCTGATTTGAAAAAGAAAAAAGCGGACGCTTCAACTGAAACTGAAAAAGCAAACTATCAAATTCAAATCGACGAACAAACGAAGAAGAACAAAACATTAGCCGGAAACTTACAAAAATGGGCTAGTGAAATGAATGCTATTATCGCGAATGGTGGGACTTTAAACGCAGAAACTTTTGCAAAAGGTTTGTCAGAAATGGGAAATATTAGTGATGAACAACTAAGCGCAGTTTGGCAAGACTTTGTAAAAGTGAGTGGCTCTATTGATAATACACTAGCTGGATTAGCAGCAGTTATGAGCCAACGAGGCGGAGAAGGAGTACAAGCTTTTGTCACAGCGCTTCAAAGCGGTGATTATACTACAGCAGCTTTAAATATTAATAATGATGTTCTAAGTACTATTTCTAGCTTACCAAACGGCATGTTTTTGAATGGGGAAAACGGAAAAAATCAATTTTTAACTGCTATCAAATCCGGCGATTTTCAGGGAGCTGGCAAATATTTAGTCGATGGCGTAAAAATGGGCACTGACTCTATTGACTCGGAAATGAAAACAAAAGGTCAAACTGGCGGACAGAACTTTGCGGACGGTGTAAAAGGTAAAGAAGGCGCTGCTAAATCAGCTGGTTCAGCAGTTAAAAATAAAGCAAAAGAAGGCGCGACAGACCCGAACGCATTCAAAGCAGTTGGTTCAAAAGACAGCGCGGGCTTTAACAATGGAGTTATGGGAGGAAAAGGCGGCGCTTATTCAGCTGGGTCAAGCGTGGGGAATTCTGCTAAATCTGGTGCTGGTTCGGTTGATTCTAGTGGAGTTGGTTCTGATTTTGCTTCTGGATACGTAAACGGCATTTTGAGTGGTATGGGCGCGGTTGGTAGAGCGGCTGCTTCTTTGGCAAATAAAGCACTAGCGGCAGTTCAGAAAAAACAAGACTCGCATTCACCTGCTAAAAAATCTAAAAAATTAGGTGGAGACTTCGGCTCTGGTTACTCATTAGGTATTGCCAGCAAGACGAAAGCAGTCAATAAAGCCGCAAGTAATCTCGTTGCTGGGGCGCTTGGAACTGAATCGCAAATCAAAAAACTATCTAGTACGTTGAAAGACAAAATATCATCAGCGATTGACGCGGGATTGCATTCTAAGAATAAGAGCAGTGGCCAACTCAAACAAGCTAAGGCCCTGAATAGTATTGAAGGTTACATTGTTCAACAAACAAACAGATTAGCAGCGACAGCTAAGAAACGTGATAAAGTAGTCGCTCAATTAAAAGCTGCTAATACTAAAATGGCGGACTTGACGAAGCAGAGTAAAGAGTATGCAGCTTCAATTACTGAAAAAATGCAAAGTTATGGATCTATTAGCAATGTAGACCCAGAAAATCCAAAATCAATCCAAGCAGAAATGCAGAAACGCTTAAAAGAAATTAAAGCTTTTCAAGCAAATGTTGAAAAATTGCGTAAAAAAGGCGTTAGCAAAGATATTATAAACGACATTTTGGAATCGGGAGTAGAGAATGGTTCATCTTATGCGCAAGCTCTTGCTAAGTCTGACGCTAAGACTATCAAAGCGATTAACAGCACGCAGAATCAAATCAATTCAGCATCTAAGGCGATGGGAAATACAGCGGCTAATGCAATGTATTCTGCTGGTATTAACGCAGCAAAAGGTTTAATAAGCGGATTAAACAGTCAGAAAAAACAACTTGAAAAAACAGCTAAGAGCATTGCTAACACAATCACTAATTCAGTGAAAAAGGCGCTTAAAATTCATTCTCCTTCACGTGTGGCCATCGAACTCGGCAAATTCTTCACCGGAGGACTAGGAAATGGTGTTTTAGCTGGTGCTAAAGGAGCTGTTCAATCAACGAGCAAAATGGTTGATAAAGTAGTAAACGCCGCTTCTAATATGACCGTTCCGACTATTAATCTGCCGAAGATTTCAGCTGAAAAAGCGCTGGGCCTAAAAAGCGTTGATTTAAACAGAACTATTACAGTTAAGACGATTATTGACAACAAGACAAAAGAGTCAAGCAACGCTGATTTAATCAAAGCTATTCAACAATCTGGTGATAGACCTATTAACTTTTATGTTGACGGCAAGGATATTGCAGATAATACAAATAATCATCTGGGAAGTTCTACATCACTAGCATTCTATGGAAAGGGGCTATAATATGGCTACATCGCTGGCATTAGTAATTGAAGGTAAAACATATATGCTTAATGAATTATTTGATTTAGAGGTAGGAGAAGTGAGCAGAGAACCGCCGCAAATAGTTAATAATTATACTGAATTCGCTGGTTCTGACGGCGCTAGAACGACAGACAGTAACTTTAGTATATTTCCTATCTCGATTTTGTGCCATTTCAGAACAGGTACTGCTGATTTATACCACATCAAACTAGATGAGTTAATGGAATTGATTTATCAAAGGAGCGAGTATTTTTTAGTTCATTCTAAAACGCCTGGTAAAAAATATAGAGTACATCCGAGTGGCGTTGGTATTGACCGCAAAGCGCCGGGATACGCAGATTTGACACTTGAATTCGATGTATTTCGAGGTTATTCAGAATCACTAAGTTCTACGCTTAGCGATTCTGAAATTGATTGCGATAAATGGCAGTTCGGGCAAGGTCTAGCAATGGAGGATTATAGATATACTCACACTAAAAGTCGTTTCATCATCTATAATGGCGGTAGTTTTGACATAGATCCGCGCGAACACCAGTTAACCATAACGATAAGAGGACAAAATGAAGGAGAATTAGTTATTAACAACCTTACAACTGGAGATAGATTTATCTATTATCCTGCTCTAAGCGCTACAGACACGTTAGTAATTGACTCTGCTACACCTAGAATAAACGGTAATCCTTGTGGTCGCTCAACAAATCACGGTTTAATAAGTTTGCAAAAAGGAGAAAATCTTATCGAAATTAGTAACACCAGCCATTTAGACACGAAATGGGATTTCTCCTTTTTGTATAAGTAGGTGAATGTATGAATAGCGATATTATAGTTGCTGATTTTTGGAAGAATAACGAGGAAATATTAACAGATTTCGATAAAGATAGTTTTTGCGAAAGCTGGACAGAAAATGAGATGTGGAGCATTGAGTTTAAGGTAGCGCAAACTCCCAAAAACGCTCACTGCTACTCTTTTTTAGATTATGAAAGCTCTGTTTATTTTAGAGGTCAAGAGTTTGTTGTAAAACAATTAAGTCATGACGCCGTTGGAAAAACGCTATCGAAAGATATTAGAGCGCCTCACATTTATTATACATGTCAGGATGGACGGCAAGACGACGCTATAACAGGTTCTTTTACTTTAGAACAATGCTTAACTCATATCTTTAAAACTGATAACAGAGGCTTCTCGTGGGAGATACTTGACCCTTCCAATATGCTCGAAAAAGTTCAACAAGAAAACTTTGGAAATAACAACTACTTAACGCTTATAGATCAATTAATAGATGATTATGGAGTGGTTGTTATTCCAGACAACAAACACTTAGTATTTAAACCACGTGAAATTTATGGTGCTAAGACGGAAAATTTTATCAGATATAAATACAATACAGACGAAGCAAGTTTTGATATTGATACTCTTTCGTTAAAAACGAAGATTAAAGGATATGGAAAAGTTGATAGTAACGGAAATAACTATTTTTCCCCAATCACATACACTAGCTCGGAAGTAGAAAAATGGGGTATTCGTTGGCAAGAACCCATTTCCGATGAAAGATACACTGTTGCAGGTAATATGCAACGGCGTCTTAAGCTAGAATTACAAGACTATCCAGCGACGACAGGAAGTGTGACCTTAAAACAATACTACGATTGTGGAAAAGGAGATTACGTTCTATTTATTTATGAGCCGCTTGGTATCGATTATGATGTGCAGATAGTTGCATATAAAAAATACCCGTTCACAATAAAAGCGCCAGAAATCACACTTTCAAATAATAAAAAGTCGATAGTATCAATAATGGCCCAATTAGCAAAAGCACTGAAAGGAGCGAAATAGATGTTAAATCTTGAAAAATGGGGAAATACACTTTTTGATTCTAATAAGTATCAGCAGTTTAATGCTAATATGGAAAAATTAGAAAAAGATTCATTGGCAAAAGATGTAGATATAAATGCAACAAATAACAGAATTGATAACGTTGTTTTAGAAACTGGCGGAAATAATATTACTGAAGTAGTAGATGCTAGAACTAGCAAAAACGGTCAAATCTACAGCACATTAAACGCACGATTAAATGGTGACTATTCAACAATTGCGAGTGATTTAGCTGAATCAAATGCGCTACTTCAACTAGTAAACGACGAGAATAAAGTATTAAAAAGTAAATTAGATGAATTATATGGTAATTCTGCATCAAATATAGAATACTACGTTAGTTCGACTAGCGGTAATGATGTAACAGGAACAGGAGCTATTGATGCGCCTTTCAAAACGATTCAAAAAGCTGTAAACATGGTTCCAAAAGTAAAGGTAGGGGGGTTTATTTACATTTTTTGCGAACCTGGTCAGTATAACGAAGATGTAGTAGTACAGTCGTTCAGCGGCGCAGAATGCTTTTATATCCAGCCTACAAATCTAGCGACAATCGACCCGACAACTGGACAAACAGGTTTTTTTGTTAAAAGTATCTTGTTTTCTGGCATTATGTTTCAGTGTGTAGTACAAGGACTTAATTCAATGAGTACCGCAGTGAATAATAATTCTACGGTAATTCAGTTTGCAAGGTGCTGGTACGGCACAGTTACTAAATGCCGATTTGACACTAATTTGAAAGCTACAAATATTACAACTGTGCAATACAATCAATCGCGAGGTAACTGTTATAGCAACTATTTTAAAAATCAAAACATTATTATGTCCTCTGAATATATGGGACATGCTTTATTCGCATCAACAAACACTTGCGAAGCAACTTCTAACATTGGGCTAAAGGCTGCTAGCGGAGGCATTTTGGTTAAGTCTGGTACGCCAGTTTTAAACGCTACTACCGCAGAATTGAAACAAGCGGGAGGTCAGATATTCTAATGACAAATCAAATCTTTAAATCAGCTATTCTTGATTTTTCTGTTAGTGCACAGAACGCTAAAGCTAATGTTCCTCAGATTTGCTTTAATACACAAGACACAGGAGGAACCGCAAAACTAATAGTGAAGGCAAAAAAAGATGATGCTAACTTGCCATTGTCTTCAGCGGCACAAATAACACTCGCTATGAGAATGTCCGTTGGGAAAGAGTATGAAAGTACTTATGTTGTAAATCCAGTGATAACAAGGCGTGCAGATGGGATATTTGAATACTCATTGACTGATGATCAAATATCCCACGATGGACAAACTAATGCAGAATTATACGTTAAATACACAAATCAATCAATGCAAATTCATCGCTTTAGTTTTATTATTGAAAAAGCGATGATTGATGATAATTTCTTGCCAGCGGTTACATATTACGTTGCCCGTTGGGATGATTACGAAAAAATATTTAACGAAAAAGTTGATATTCTTCAAAATGAAATTGATGATTTGCAAGGACAAGCTACTGAATTAAAAAACACATTCGATAGTCTTAATCCAGACCAATTTCCCCAAAAAGCAGATTTTGAAAATCATATAAACAACACAAACATTCATGTGACGATGACTGATAAAACGAATTGGAATACAAAAGAAAATATCGCGGGATCACAAGCAAAAGCGGATAGTGCATTAAACTCTGCAAAAGCATATACAGATAGCAAGATGGATAGTTACGGAGCTTGGATAAATGTACCCCTTGCATCTGGTTACTCAACTGGCGACAGTAGTACACCTCAATATCGGCTTGTAGCAAAACAAACCTCTACCGGTTTGAAAACTTTTGCTGAATTCCGCGGAGCAGTTGCTGGTACATTTATTAGTACAGCAAATAGTACCCTGGCAACAATGCCCAGCGGCACAAGACCAATTGTCACTTATTACGGTGCTGCCGCTTCAAATAACGGGAACGGTGGTCGTATTGCTATTCCCGTTGACGGAAAAATGTTACAAGTATCATCAACGGATAATGCTAATCCTAGCTATATAAGCCTTTCTGGTATTAGCTATGAAGTCGGGAACTAGGAGGAGTGAACATGAACTATAAACAGTTTTACACATATGATGAAAATGGCGATTATCTCGAAACAATACTTGTGTTTGAAGATGAAAAAGGTTTAATCAATCAACCGAAAAATTCTACAAATATTGAACCTTCAATAATCGAAAACGGCATAGCAAGAGCAATGTATTATCCAAGCTGGGATGGAAGTATTTGGAAAGAAGACAAGAAAAGATGGGAATCAGAAAATCCAATCATACCAGCAGAAAAAACTGAAATAGAAAAATTAAGAGAGGAATTACTACTCACCCAAGAGGCTTTAGCCGCACTATTTGAAAGTAATTTAGGGTGATGACATGGCTTATATGATACCAATTTATGTGAATTTAGTGATGAATAATCGAAAAACTATTGAAGAAGTTCCTGCGAATTTGCGAGGTCAGGTAAAAGCAAAAGTGGATGAGTTAAAACAAGAACAACAACGAATACAGTCAGAAGAAATAGAAGCCGAATAGGCTTATTTTTTATGGGGGATGATGAAAATGTATGATGGGCTAACAAAAGTTTTTGATTATGCTTTAGCGAAAGAAATGTTCTTCGCGGCGCTCTTTG